CTCTTCAGAGAAGAGATATTGAAATAAAAAAGAAAAGTTGGGGTCCGGAGCGGAACATCGGAACATTAGCACAGGAATCCATAAACGTTGCGGAACATTTTCCAACAGCACACAAACACGACACAAAGTTTTAATAATTTGAAAACTCGTGTGTAAACTACTTAAGAAAATGAAACTTATAAAGTAAAGAAATGTTTAGTTATAAATTAATTCAATTAGATCATCACTTGGAAGTATGGAAGATATACGAATCTCACGATGAACTTTATGGATGCTATTGTCATTTGACAGACGCTTTGTTCGATGTATCACAAGACAATCATTTCCTTGGCTTTCTTTAAACAAAAAAAAGTAATTTATTATTTACCTTTTTATATTTAACAAAGTTTTAATAATTATATTTAGTCAATCATACATTCATTTGTTTGTAAGTAATCGGGATGTAAAGTATATCCTTCAATTCCTGATACAGTTGAACTACCAATTCTTTTTTTACCAATTGGAATGATATGACCTAATTTTTGACTAAATGTGTTTATTTGTAAACGGTCTACAGCTGACTCGTTGTAAATACCAAGTAGCTCCGCAATAGCTAACTTATCTTTTTTATTATCAGTTTTAACCAAGACTGTATCAATGAAAGTTTTGATCGTATCGATCTTGGATGAATATTCTTTCACTGCAAGGAGTACTTCATTTGGTTTTATACTAATAGATTCTTTCTTGTAGATGTAGTACCATTCAAGTAAATAGTTAAAGAACTCAATATGCTTTGATTTAAGTTTATCCTTGAGATCAATATTAACTGATCTATGATTCTTATTTGATGGATCTATTTTAGAAGATTCTAAAAATGAATATGGAAAGTTAATCACTTCGATACGGTTGAGTAAACCCATATCAACTTCATCAAAGTTAGGTAAGTGGTTTGTTTGAATCACAGCCTTAAAGTTTGTTTGAATAGTTTTGATTTCATTTGATTTGCTGTAAAGGTCTCGTGCGGTTATGGTATCGTTTCCTGAAATCTTTTTGGTTTTGTTATTAATGTATTTCGTTGTTTCAGCTGGCTCAAAGGTCATTACTAAACGCTTGTGTTCGAGTTTGATGAGTTCTGGTTCGGCAATGGAGTTTTGCTTTTTAGAAATAGTGTAGTATCCATTATCAAGTTCAGTATAATAATTACCGAGAGTTTCACGTAAAAGAGTATCAATTGTTCCTTTGCCGTTGCGTCCCGATCCATTCCAAAAATAAATCTTTTCTTCTTTGTTAGACGCTTCCAAAAACGATCCAATATGCATTTTAAAGTAATCAGCCATTGATTTAGTTTCAAACCAAGAATTAATAAGGTCATCAAAAAACTTATAATCTTTCTTGTTAGTCCAAGCATACTTTGTTGTAAAGCTGACTTTATCATCTATTGTACCCTTACGAAAGATATTATTTTTGAGATCGTAAACTCCGTTTGTGAATCCGATGAGATAGTCATTGTTATCAAGCTCTTCACTTAAATGTTCGTTGATGAAGTATTGTTTAGAAGCTTCTATAGATTGCTTTTGAAAATTAACTCCTTCAATGACTGTATGGGCTTTCCATAACTTCTTTTTCTTGAGTTCGTCATCGGTATTTTCAATCACTCTTAAAATAAATGATTGAAAGTATTTTTTTAGTTCTTTAGATAGAATAGTATCAGCATCACTATTGAGTATCTCGTAAATACCACCTTCGTTTAAACGATACCACGTCTTGTTGGAATACGTGTATTTGTCCTTGAACTTTTCATAAAAGATTTCTCCAACCAAACTGTTGGTTATGGAAGGAATAGCAGACTGGTCAATAAACCGATCAATCAATTCTACCTGATTTTTTGTTGGGAGTTTTTCTTTTATTAAATTAAACAAGTATGCATTGCTTTGCTTGGCGTAATAACAAAGAGTTCCAATTCCAATGTTGGAAAGATTTCCTTTCGAAACAGATTTCCATAATTTCTTGGTTCCAGAATATTTCTTGGATTTCTTACTCCAATTGTCAAAGAGTTCAAAATCACAACCACAATTGTATATGGCAACGGCTACACGAAACCAAGATTCATAATTATCAATGTAAGATTCGTTTATGATTTCCAATAGTGCTTGGATTGTTTGAGAACTATATTTCATTGTCAAATTGTTGTTTTCAATTAATACTTCTTCTCTTGGAATATTACAAACTTGGATTGGTTTATCAGCATTGATAACATCAGTATGGATATCACAGTATGACCATTGTCCGTTCAGAATATCTATCTTGTCATCTACTTGACTGAAAATACTTTTTTTACCGTGATCTTTTTTGTTTTCAAGTTTAATAAAGATGTGGGGGAACTTTTTTGTTTTTGATAAGAAGTATGGTTGGTCTTCAAGGATGGGTTTAACTTTTTCAAGTGCTTCATTTGAATCAATGTCAAGCTGTTGAAACTCTGTAGTATCAATTGCTATGGTATCATAGTTCCAATTCTTGCGTAATTCGATAAGTTGTTCATTTCCAAAATCAATACTGTAATTTGGCATTCTGTTGTCTTCGTGATAGGGTTTAAGAACTTTCTTTCCATCTTCAATCACAAGGTTGATAGGAAACCATTTACAGCCAATTGAATTAAGGTAAGCAATAACTTTCATTTGTTCTGTATTTATATACTTCCCTAATATTTTATTTTCTTAAGTAATTTTAAAAAAATGAAATATTAAATTTTAATTTGAAAAAAAAGGGTTTCCTTAAGAAAGTTGGGCTTCTTTTTTGCGTCGGTAATATTCTTTCGCATAACTATTTCGTCTCTGCTTTTCTTCTGGTGTAATCAAAGCATATCTTTCCATAATTTCTTTTTTTCTTTTTTCAGCATATTCAGGGTTGCTATGATACAACTTTCGTTGATACTCTCGTTGATACGCATTATGGTTTGCTCTACGTTGTTCTTCGGTGAGAACCATTCTTGTTTATTAATAATTATTATTTTAATTTCTTAAGTAATTTAATTTGTTAAAGTAAATGTCGTTTGTTTTGGAACTAATTGACCTTCACAACATAACTCGCACTTTGTTTTATGTAATTTTAACCAAATGTTTCTTTGACCTGTTGAATCAAATTCTTTGATGATACCACAGGGAAACTCTCCATTCCATTTGGAATAAAATGAAGTCATCTTTCTATTATTCTTTGGCATTTTTGCTTTTCCTTTTAAAAAGATATTTTCTTAAGTAATTATTCTTTTCTTTGAAAAAAGTTATTTTAATCTATTCTACGGTAATGTTCCTGTGTTTCAACACTGTTTCCCATCTGCTTGGCAACTTTCTCTTTCTTCTTTAAACTGATATCTCCAGCTCTAAAGTCTGTTATAAAGCTATGACGTAAGAGATCAACTGAAATGTTCTTTTTAGTTAATCTGAAAAATACATCCTTGAGATATCTTGCAAATGTTTCAGGTGAGGCAAATGGATGATGGCCTCCTGTTTGCTTTTCAAATAGATACACGTTATCAGGATGCTCGTCAATATAGTCGTAAATGAATTGTACCAGCTTTAATGGAAGATCAATTTCGTTAGGTCCATACGTCTGGGATGTTTTGTATTCCTGTAATACCAACTTAGCTTTTTTCTTGGTAAGTAGTTGAATGTAATTTTGTTTTTGTGAAACGACTTGCTGATCTGGTTTGACAATTAAGAGATTATGGAAATCAAGCCGGCTAGGTGCTATCATAGTGTACAGATGAATCAACATATTGTCTTGGGTTGGGCTAACAAGGTTTTTAGTGAGTTTCTTTAAGTCCTTCCAATCGATCCAATTTGCTGATTCGTAAGCGGTTTTTATTTGAGTACCCTTTAAGGGTTTTTGTTCATCAATGAATTCATTTTGAGAATCAATAACTTGCTTAAGTGTATCAGCGCCAATATCCTTTTTAAAGGTTTCCGAGTGTTTGGCCGTTCCAATGATAGCAGTCTGGTAAGCAATTCTGGTATTTGGAACTTCAATTGCATTGAGGTACTTTAACAAACCATTTTTAAATGCGTCTCTTTTTTCAAGAGTCTTTAGTTTTGAAATGTAATGGTCTTGAGTTTTATCAGAGATACCAATGTACCTCTTACCACTAACCACTTCACTGTTCTTGAGTTCATTTGCGATCTTTACGAAATCCATTTAAAACAAGTATATTATATACAATTATATTTATTTTAAATTAATTTATTCTTTCCTTTGGAAAAAGTTATTTATTTTTTTGATTTTAGATACAATAATCGCATCTGAGCCATTGCTTTGGCTTTTGTTGTATGTTTAGCGTGAACTTTTCCTGTAAGACTGTTGATGACTTTGTAATGGACTCCTTGCTTGAGAATTTTAAAGGGCATTGTTATTTACCTTTCGTTTTTATTTTTTTTGAGATCGCTTTAAGTATTAATCTTTGATGTTTGTTAACAGGATGAATGTATACAGTATGGATTGGCCGATCAAGTGATAACGAGTTCTTTAGGAAGTGCATTTAAGCTTAACAGCTATTATAATTTTGAAAGAATTGGAATAGAATAATATTCGTTTGACGTTTCCTTCTTTAAAATAACGATAATCTCCTTAACCGGTTCTTGCATTCGTTATAGTTTTAACCGTTATAAAAATTGTGAAAAGAATATCAAATATCAGAATTGCAAGTTTGTTCATTTTTCACTTTGTTATTAGCTTTTATTTTATTTCCACTGGCAATTAATTTATTAACAACGTTGTTTAATTCTTTTTGGTAATAGCCTTCACGTTCTAAGAGGTCTTTACGATCATCAAAGTAATACACTTCAAGCAAAGCTATTTTAGCATCTCCCTGCTTAATTATTTCAAATGAGCTGACATAATTATATCGGTTTATGAGATGCTCTTTGTATTTGTGTTTATGAGACGCCCATCTCGCACTTAAATACTTTTGCTTTGTAGACCCTATGTAAATGTCCTTACAGGAATCAGAATATATCTTGTAAATGTATCCTTTAGAACTCATTTCGCTACGCTTTTAATGTTCCATAATATTTTATTTCTTAAGTAAAAACGAATTAACCACCCCCTATGTTTTTAAACTTTGAAAAGAAATTGACAACTTTGTTTAGGAATTCCCCTTGGACTCCGACTTGGTTTATGAGGTGCGTAAGGTCTTGCATTATGAAATCGTTTACTTGTTGTGAATATCCAAATGGGCTACTTGTGAGGTTATCCTTAATGAATTGTTGACAATTAAATGAATCCCATCGGTAAACAAAGTATCTTTGACGTCCCACAGCTGTTATAGCACGTTCACACATCTCGTCAATTGTAAAGTTGCTAAGAATTGGTACAGGTATACTTGATGTGTATGGTTTCCCACCAAGTCTAAATTCTGGTTTATCATTCTTTTCAAAAATACAAGTACCAACCTTTCCATTTAAGTTAAAAGTTATTTCCATCCATAAGTGGAAAAGTAGATCAGGCTTATTGACTTCATTTGCTAAACCAAAATTACCCCTGTTGATGTTATCAAGGAATTTCTGAAGATAACTATTTATTGGTGCTCTACATACTTTCACTCCAACGATTATGGATTCTCCATACACTTCCAAAAAGTTTTTAGCATTCTGACTAAAGTCTTGGAGCAACGGCTTATCATTGATCCAATTGTATATTTTTGATCCTATTTGTCCTATTGTTTTTACAGTGCGCTTGAAGTAATCACCCAAGCGCTTAAACATTTTTACTTTTAGCTAACATTTTTAAATTCGTGGATAACATTGTTTAACAAAACTGGGATCTATTTTAACATTAGGATACGTGTATCCATAATGATACATCATACTTTTAGGATATGGGCAATAGGGTTTTGCGAGTATTTTTTTTTCTTGAGATGGTAAGATAAAGGTCATTTATCAAGAACCGTTATTTTTATTTGGGAAATTTCATTAATTAAATGTTTTAATGTATTCGTTTGTGATCGGTGAGATTCACGGTACTTTTTCTGGTATTCCTTGATATGTAATTTACTTTGGATTTTTTGTTCATCGGTAAGTTTCCCTCCTTTAGGACGGCCTACTTTGATTTCCATTTAAAATGTTCTTTGTAAGAACGAATATTTTAAATTAAAATGAATTTTTAAAATGCTTTAAATAAACTCTTTCTTGCCATTTCCCTGCGGAGTCGTTTGATTTCGTTATTGATATGAGACTGAGATAAGTGGTCTTCGGTAATTACCTTTGGTGGTTCAGGCTCTTCAATTACTTTTGGAGGTTCTTTTACCTTTTTAACTTTACGATAAATCACAACTGGTTCGGAGTCTGAATCTGAATCTGATTCACTTTCAATGACTATCTGTTTAACAATTTTCTTTTTTTGTTTTGGTGCTGGTATAGGTTCAGTTGGTTCTGGTTTTGGTTGTATCGGTATCAGTTCTTTAAGCTTGGTATTGACTTCCTTTTCACGCTTTTCTCTTTCAAGTTGCTTGACAAGTAATTCTTTATCCTTAAGCTCTCTCTGCTCTGCCCTGATAGCGTATGCTTTCTCACGTGCAAGTTTAAGTTTTTCAAGCTTCTCTGCTGATGGAAAAGAACGCTTGTCTGTTTTTTTTTCTACTGTAGTTTCTGGGATTGTAATTTTTGCCATTTGATTTATTATAATTATTACAGAGATTATAATTCAAAGGGAAATTATTTTAAATTAAAAAAGTATACTATATACCACGAAAATTACTGTCAACTTCCTTTCGGTTTACTTTCTGTAAGTCCTTTAACACCCGAAGCTATCTTACCTGCCATAGTAATAGGTCCTGATAGTTCAGGATGTCCTAATGCTCCTGCGATACCTGATGCGTAGGGTGCTACTTTCTCAACGATGTTAGCAACCGTATGGAGAACTGGTTTAGCGTGTTGAGCTATGAACTTAGCACCTGACGAAATTCCTGATCCGATTGTTTTAGCAGTTCGTTTAATGAAGTTGAAGAATCCCATTTGTGAAAGTTTTATACTACCACCATTTATTTTTATTTTTGGAGTAATTCAAGTTTTTGTAAATGGATTAATTCTTTGGTGAGAACTTCCATTTCGTCGTCCACCAAAACCTCCACTGCTAAAGTAATGTTCCAATTATCTTGTATTACCACTGGTACGTTGTTTTGATCGGTGAGATAAAAGTTTACAGTTCCTATCTTTTGGCCTGTTGCTGGGAAATCAAAGTTGTTTGCAGAGTCGTTAAAGGATTGGTAAATGATTGGAAAGAAGGGTGGAACAAGAATGGGAACTTGGGCTAACACATCTGTGTAATTAAGCATTTTGTTATTAGCATTGTAGCTCAAATTGATAGGTGGTATATTACAGTGTACTTTAAGATACTGGATCTGGCCGGTATACAGTGGTAATGGTGTCGTGTATCCTGAAGAAGTAATTGTTAAACTTGTCGTTTCTATAGGTTGTCCAAGTATCCTTGCTAAAGTTCCTACCATAGGGTAATTTACTTTGAAAGAATTAAAAGAGCTTGGTGCTGATGCTGTTGTAAAATAAAGTGTCATTGAACTTAATGAACCAGTATAAGTTAAATACCCTTTGTAAGTACTTGTACTTGGTATTGTAAAGCTAAATACAACTGCTCCTTGTAAATTGTTCAATGCAGTCGCAAAGTTAGATGCAATTTGTAAAAGTGAAAAGTTTCCAACTGGAAGTGATAATACGTAGCTCGTTCCATTGATGAGTACATAACACGTATTATTATTTGAATTGATATTTTGAAAAGAATTGAGTAAGCTAAAATACACCATTGTCATTCTAATTTTTTCATTTTGAGATATATTCATTAAGTTATCAGGAAACATCATACTCCATTGCTGTATGGATTCAGATGGTTGACGATCAGATGAACTTAAATAAAAAAGTTTCTTACGTACTACTTTCATTTAAAAGATTCTTAATAAGAATCTTTATTTTTTTTTAACAACATTATGGTACTTTAAAAACTCTGGATCATCTTTAACTAAACCATTGAGATACATTTTGTATGGTTGTTTACCAGTATATTCATTACGTTTTAAATATTTTATACGATACGCTTTCAAGTATTTTTCAATTGGTTTAGCATTTAACATTTTATTGATATCTTTAATAAGTCTTGGTTCAGGTTCAGCTTCGCTTTCAGGTTCTTTTTCACTTGATTCACTTGCTTCGGTTGTTTCCGGTTGTTTCCGGTTCTGTTTCAGATGCAGGTTCTGCTTCACCTTCTTCACTTGATTCACTTGGAAGAAAGGAGTAATTTTTATTTTTATAATATTCTTGTTCCATCTTCTTTCGTGTTCGTCTTTTATACTTTTCGTATTTTTCCGATCGGTCCTTGTTGTTTCCACGAACCAGTTCCATTGGTAAACCACTATCACTNGGATAATTCGGGCCAAACCCTTCAGACTCTTCTGCTTGTGCTTTCGTGAGAGCATCAGATTCATTCGGGCTTTCTGTACTTGATTCAACTGCCTCTGGTGTTCCTTGGCCGGTTTGATCTTCAACAGGTACTTGGCTTCCTGACGGTTGAAATGGAACAGCACCAGCACCGATACTTGGCAATGGTCCAGATGCTTCACCTCCTGTTAATAATGGTTGAGACGTAGGTTGGAAAATTGGACCACCTAATTCAGGTGCAGAAATAGTATTTGCATTGGGAACTTGTTCAGGAGCAGTCAAACGGTATGGAAGTGGAGTTTTTCCAGCAACGAACGCTGTTATAGCATCTGACGGTATGACTTTACCAGCATACGCAGTTGTAAATCTTATAAGGTCTTCTTGGTCTCGACGGTGTTTGTCTTTTTCTGCTTGTAAAGCATCGTTTTCAGCTTTAAGTCGTGAAATAGCAACGTTATACCGTGATGCACGGAAAGGAGTTTTTCTTTGCTTTCTTTCAAGTACATTTATTTGTGCTCTCCGATCATCAAGTAAAGCATCAATATTTTTAGTTCCCCTTGACAACTTGGAATATGCTTGTTGTTTTGTCATAATCGGCCTGTACTTACTTAAACCACTTTGCTTTACCACGTGAGATTGGAATAGGTCATTTCTATGGATGACGGGACTTTTGAAAAGTTCCATAATGTAATACTTTTCGCAATTATTTTAAAAATTAAATAAAAGTTCTATTTAAATAGAACGATTAAAGATGAGTTTATATCCAGTGAGTACGTATAATATCGGTACAGGTCTTAACAATGGTGGTCTCTTTGATTCACTTGGAACAGCCGTTCTTACAGACCAAACTGGAAATATTATAGCAACGCTAAATAATGGAGTAATTACATTTGTCGGTCCATCCATTTTTAATTCTGATATTTACGTGAATGCTACTATGAGTGTTGGCAATGGAACTGGTACATCAGGACAGTATCTTGTTTCAACTGGACCTACAACAGCTCCACAATGGATCACCCTTACAGTTGGGAATGGAACATTATCAATTTCAAATGGAACACATATAACTGGGAGTGTATCATTCACAGCAAATCAAACTGGTAATAGTAGTATCACAATTGGAACAGATGCGACTGACTCGGCAACCGGAGGAACGATAGTTGCACGAGATTCACTTGGAAACTTTTTTGCGAATGAAATCAGTGGTACAATTACAAATGTATTTGTTTCAACGGCAAGTGGAGCTGGACTATATTTTCCAACATTTTGTAAAGGAGCAACTCACACTGAAAATCTATATGCAAATTCAGTTTTGAAGTTTGATTTAGGAACTGGAAATTTATATAGTACGACATTTACAGGCAGTTTAACTGGTTTAGCGTCTGTCGCTTCTCGATCAGTTCTTTTAGATACAAATACAGCAACGGCAGGAACGTACTATCCTACATTCGCAAATGCAGGAACAGGTGCACAAGGAAAAACGATTTATGTTGATGTCGGTATTTCATATAATTCAAGTACAGATACTTTAACAACAACAAACTTTAGTGGTCTTGCGAGTAATGCGACTGTTGCTGTACGATCCAATACCATAGATATTACAGCAACAGGGTCAACCATTTATCAAGTAGCACTTTCTTTAAGTAGTGGGACAAGTAAAGTACTTTACAATTCACCAATATTTTACTTTGATACAACAACACAGGTTCTTACAGTTCCGAACATTGCTGGAAATATTACTTCAGCAACATTTGCGGACCGTGCAAATACAATTGATTTAACTTCTGATAATACAAGTGGATCTTATTACATCCCATTCAGTAAAACAACAGCAGGAACAGGAAAGACTCTTTATATCGATGATACAACAACTCCATTAACATATAGTCCGACTACTTCAACTCTGACAGCAACGAACTTTGTTGGAACTGCTTCAACTTCAAATGCTATCACACTCACATCAGACAATACAAGTGGTATTTATTATATTCCATTTTCAAAAACAGTTGCAGGAACATCAAGGTCGCTTTACGTAGATGATACTACAGGCCCTTTACAGTACAATCCAAGCACAGGTACTATTACAGCTTTAAACTTTTCTGGTACTGCTTCAATTGCTACACGTTCTATAACACTTGATACAACTGGTTCAATTTCTACAAATACATTTTACGTTCCATTTGCTCCTGTGAATACCACAACAGCAAGTCAAACAATTTATACTGATGCGAATGTTGTTGATATTTCTTATGCTTTGAGTTATACTCCTAACCCAGGAATTTTGAGTTCGTACGTTCATCAGTTTCCAGATGCCGATACTGCTGGAGGAAAGAATTGGCAAATTAATTCTGGATCAGGTGGAAAGTTGCTTTTCAATAACTTTTGGTCGAGTGGCAATTACCCTTTCCAACTCAATGGAACTACTGGTATATCGTGTGCTATTACAAACAACGCATACTTAGATGGAAATACTCCGACAACGTCAGTTGAACTTGATACTCGTTGTGCGCAAGTCAATAACTACAGTGGTGGTTCAACATTCAACGATGGGATTGCATATATGAGTACCACCGCAAACGATTACACTTCACTTGCTACAATTGGGTATGGAACTGGTACTGCTACTGGATCTACCATATCGTACACCGTTCCTGTATATGCTGACAATCCAAATGGAAGAGTTTTACATCTTGCGACGTCATTCGGTATTTATTGTTATATGTTTAGTTTAGTGAATAGAACATTTACGTATAATTTGACTGGTTTTGCTGTAAGTATGACGAGAAATGGAAGCGCATTCACAGGATTTTACTTTAATAACCCTTGGACTGCTGTTATTACAAGAACGTATACGATAACTGGAAACGCCGGATTTAACGTGTATGACCCATTACTTAATTTAGATGTGTATTGGCAACCTACGGCAAACGGTCAAACCACTGATACATACGTCATAACCTTTACTTACACTAATACAACATCACAGTCTCCAGCAGGAGGAACGTTCCAATCAGTCGCACAATCAACATTCAATTACAACATTTTGAATCCAGCTATACAAGGTTCAGTAAGAACAACAGGTACAGGTACATTCGCTTTTGGTTCAGGTGCTCTTGTAGTACCTCAAACATATTCATTTACAAAAACTTTAGCAAACACAGCAAGTACTCTCAATGGAACGTATCTGAATTGTGGGTATCTCAATTTGGTTTATACTTCTACATTTAATAATACATCTGGTCGCATTGAACCGTTGTGCTTTTCTCCATTATACAACGTTCATCGCATTGTGTTCTGGTTTGGAACGAGTATTGTTCCTTCTGCTTACAATCAACTTTTATCATTTCAATTAGTTGATAACACTGGGTTTCCACTCGCATCAAGTTATAATGGTACTTATACGACACTTGGTACAACATACACCGGAACAGCTTGGCCTACATCATCAGTCTCGGTCTGTTTGTTAGCACCAAGCGCATTAGGAGTATATACAGTTGAAATAGCATCAGCATCACAAGCACGATTCAAGACTCTGAATGGAACGAATGTATCAGGAACAAATTACAACAGTTCCACAACATCAGGAATGATTAGAATATCAACAGCATACTTTAGTTTAAGTTGGTCTATACCAGCTGGAACTGTCAATGGAAACGTTCAAGTCTTTGGGCTCAATTTAAAATAAAATAACTTCAATTCATTTATTTGTTTTTAATTTAAAAATAAAATAATTGTTAAGGATATACGTTTTCTGAAAAATGGTTAAGGATATTGGAAAAAATCAATTCAGGGATCTTGATGAAGCGACCGAATACTTTAAGGAAGTCTATGAAGGGCTTCCTCCAGAGGTAATCAAAACAGTTATAGAATATTGCATAAGGAATCCAAGTAAACTTCCTCCCGATGCTGACAAAATAGATCTTAAGAAAGAACCAGCCGTTAAGAAAGAAAAGGAAGTTGTTATAGACGGTGCTGTTGAATTCTTTGAAGATCCTAACGACCCTTCTCTTAAGGTGATTAAACACAAAGACGGAGCTTGTGTACTTTCAGCTGAAGAAGCCGAGGAGCTTCAAGCAAAGATTAATGAGGAACTTGCAAAACAAAAAGAAGAAGAACGTGAAAAGAATAACCAACTTTGGAAGGAACGCAACCGAAAATTGCTAAAGGATAAACTTTTAGAAGCAAAGCGAAAAAATGGACGCAATCAAAATTAAATAAAAGTTTAAACTTTTTTATTTAATTTTTATTTTAATTTAATTCCCTGAAAATTAAAATAAAACCTAAATGTATAAAACAAACAGATGGATCTTTTTAATGAATCCCTCATTGTCCCAAGCAACTTGCGATTCTTTCTCCATCGCCTTGCCGATGACGCTCAGCCCAGCACCAACATCCTCAAGATTAACGCAATGAACTCTACCAGCGCTGGTTCAGGTGGTCTCATCACTGTCCGTCTCCCTATGGCTCTTGTTGATCTGAACTCCTTTGCTATGTTCTTTCAGACTACAACTACCAACGGAGCATACACTAACGGTGGTGTCGCACAGGCAATCTTGCCAAAGGGTATTGAAGGATTGATTTCTCGTATGGAAATTTCCGTCAATGGTCTTGGTCTGCTCAACTTACAGCAATACAATCTGTTATACGATACCCTTAAGAACTCCCACATGGATATGGATAAATCTGTTATGCGTCGTACTCTCCAGAACGAGTGTGATACCGCTCCTATCATTACTACTAACGTTGCTGGTGGTGCTTCTACTGGTGCTCACCCAGTTTACGTTAGCAGTGCTACATTTGCCGCTCAAGCAGCAACTACTTCCATTGCTATCGTCTGTACTTGTGGTGCACTGTACCCCAATCTTCAAAGCGGTGATCTCGTCGGAGATATTCCCTTTGCTTCTCTTGGTATTACATACGCTACTCTCACAGCTGCTTCAATTTCAGCAATTAAACAAGTTCCTTCTTATGTTCAGTCTGTAAGCGTTGGCGGTACTACTTCTTATGCTGCCGGTGGTCTTGTATCTCAGTTCACTATTACATACACCGGTACTACTATTGCGGCCACTACTTCTTACACAGCAACCAGCCCTGCCACTTTCTCAGTTGTTATTGGTGGAAACTCTGGTGTGTCAGGAACAGCAGTTCAGCCACCTCTCAACGGTCTTACCGCTGCCAACTCTGCAAGCATCCTTGCTTCTACTTACACAAGCCAGTCTGTTCCTGTTCCTGCTCTTACAACAGGCCAGTCATACTTTCAGGCAAATAACAATGGATACCACTGCATTAGCGACTGGTTGGCGTTCTTCAAAGCACAGCCCAACTGGGTACAACTGCAAATGTTGGGTGAGGTTGAAATTCGTCTTACCCTTGCTGGGAATGATGTACTCGCTGTTCCACCCGGCCTTGGTCTTACAAGCCGTCCAGATTACTCATTGTCTAATATCTTCTTTACCGTAAGAACTTGCTCTTTTGACAATAACTTCTATGACGATATTTTGTCAGAGAAACTCAGTTCTGGTGGTGAAATAGAATTACCTTATAACAATTATTATAATATTAACCAAGTCCAATCCGCTGGTTCTTCAAGCACACGTTTCAGCGTGAATACCCAATGCTTAAACAAAGTGATTTCAGTGAATCGTCCAAGTTATTACAATACTCTCACAGGTGCTATGATTCACGCTCCTTGTGGGTATGGTGCTCGTGCTGACGGTGGTTTTGGTCTTATCCATAAGGGATCTTTCTTCCAGACTACATCTGGGGTTGAACCGTTTTCTTCAAGCGTGTTATCAAATGTTAACCAGTGGCAGTATAATATCAACAATGCATTTATTCCTAATGTTAAGATTGATCCATCTTACGCTTTCTACAATCATCTTGAGGCGTGGAATCTCCATAACTCTTGGAGCGATGCAGTTATTTCAGGAGCTCCCAACGTATTTTTACTTTCCAATTACCAGATGGCAATTGCTCTTGACTTTATGGATTCATCCATTCCAAGACTTTGCTCTGGTGTGGATACTCGTGGCGCTGTGTCCGTTGCTTATCTCTTACAGGATGACAACAACGCAGGTGATCGCACTGATATCTTCACTTGCTTCACATCCGTTCTTAAGGTTGGGGCCAACCAGCAGATTCAGGTAATATATTGAACACTGAATTATCCAGTAATCTTACTTAAAGATTTAAAAGTATATAAATTAAGAAAGAGAAAAAGATGCCAGACTACTCACAAGGAAAGATTTATAAATTAACAAGTTCCCAAACTGATAATGTATATATTGGAAGCACTACAACAACTTTAAATGCTCGTTTTTCTTCACATAAAATTAATAAAAAAAATGATGGCACTTGTTCTTCTAAAGAACTTTTAAAGTTTGATGATTGTAAGATTGAGTTAATTGAAGATTACCCTTGTAATAGTCGTTTAGAATTATGCGAACGAGAACAATTTTTTATGGATTTACTTGATAATGTTATTAATAACCAAAGAGCAATTAGAAAACCTCAACAACAATTAAACACAGAGTATTATTTAAAAAATATTGATAAAGTTAAGGAAAAAGCATTAGAATATCGTATTAATAATCCTGATAAGGTTAAGGAGAGTATAATAAAATATCGTGCTAATAATCCTGATAAGGTTAAAGAGAGTAAAATAAAATATAATAATAAAAATAAAGAAGCATTAAAAATTAAACATAAAGAGCGTAATGTGCTTATCAAGTGTGAGTATTGTGAAAAGGAACTTGGTAAATATGGAATGCCCCGTCATCTTAAAACTTGTAAATTAATTAAATAAAAATTAAATAAAAATTAAATATATTACCATTGGATATAACTATCTAATGGTGTCATATTTAAACAACCCAGTCGTCCTTGAAGGAAAGGACGTCAATGATATTGCAAAGTTTACTCGCATTAAACCGCTTAACAAAATGCTCCAACCAACTTTACCCTTAAAGAGAGCTTATGGATACAAGCAACCTGCTTTTTATCCTAAAGTTTCATCTGTTATTGGATCGGCAATGTATACTGGTATTGGTACATCAAGAGCAGTTGGTCCAATGAGATGGAAAGGGAACAGCGCATTTTATTCTTATGGAAACCGACCTCAAGCTCCTCTGTTTCGTTGTAAGGACATTCGCTTACAGTTTCCTCACCTACAGAGACAAGTTGCTGACGTTATCCAAGTACCACCCAAGATGTTTGGAGAGTTCACACCAAAGTGTAGTTTGGATTTAGTATTATAAAAAAAATAAAAGTAAAAGGTAAAGGATGGTTAAAACAGTAAAACTTAAAGACGATGCATATAAAATTAAATTACCAAAAAAATCAGCATTCACCATAGAAACACCAGAAAACCAAGTTAAACTCCATCAGCTCAATGCTGTGTGTTCTGTTCGTGGATATGGAAAGGGAGTTATACTTTCAAGTTTATTACAAGGGTTTAAACAACAAAGATGCTTAGACCGTTGTTTTATTATTTCTCCAACCATAGAAAGCAACAGACCTATATTCGGGCCACTTGGAATAGACCCTGAAGATGAGTACCCTACAGGTGATCCAGCAAATATTCACGACATAATCCGTAAGGTGGAAGAAGAACAAGACTCTTGGGAAAAGTATCAGGAAGCCTATGCTCTATGGAGAATCCTAAACGACCACTCCATAAAGATTGACGATATTGATCCAAAAATACTTATGAAAGCATTAGAGAACGGATACTTTAATAAAAAGCCTGAACCAAAGTATCACAACAGCCAAGGCGGTCGTCCTTGTTTAGCACTAATCGTTGATGATTGTCAAGGAGATAAAATTTATAACTCAACAGGATCTAAAAATCCTTTTATTAATTTATGTTTGAGACATCGTCATATAGGTAAAGGGCTTGGGTTATCAATTTTTATGTGTTGTCAAACGTACGGAGGTTCAGGTGGTATTCCAAGAATCATTCGGCAAAATATTACAAGTTTGTTATTAGGGGAACAAAAAAATAAAGAAGTGTTAGAACAGATAGCCGATGAAATAGGAGGACAAATTGAAAAAGAGAAGTTTATGGAGGCGTACACCAGAGCAATCCATAACGATAAACCCAATGAACAAAACCATAATTTTATGATGATTGATTTCTTTCCTAAAAGACCCGATATGATGTTTCGTAGAAATTTAAATGAATTTATAATTCCTGAATAATTTAAAATAATACTGTTAATTATAACAAGATGAAAAACTCTGGTGGTCTCAAGGATGTTGATATGCCGATTATCAAGGGCAACCATACAGATGCTACCGAAATTAAAGAAACACAGCTTTTAAAATTATTAAGAGCAGTTAGTCTTAAATACCGTAATCTTAAAATACAACCCCAACGATTAATCGTTCAAGCACCTTATGATTACTTTGGACGACCCCTGACTGATTTTACAATTACCTCAAGACTCCTTACACAGCTCCCTCAAAATACTCAGTGTGCATTAGAATCACTTTACATTTCTAACTTTGCTGGTTTTTACAACACGAACCATACAACTGGTTTTGTTGGAAACGTCAGTGCGAGTGCTGGTATGGCAGCCGGAGATACTCTTACGTTTACAGGTATTTCTTTTGGAACAGCAATACCATCGTTGTATGATTACTTTACAATCACGGTACTTACTACCTCAGGAGCTTATCAAAATGTAATGGTTTATTTAAGCACTGTTTCAGGATACGCAACCGGTACAGTTGTAGGAACAGTTATTAATCCTCAATTAGCAACAACAGGAGTTCAGGTTTCCAATCAGGGATATCCAACATTCCCAATGGGTATTATTTGGTCAGCTCAACAGGTCGCTATTGACTTTTGTTCTTACAATGCAACTGCCACAGGGTTTTCAGGGATCACAAATGTGAATGTTGAATTGCTTGGATACAGCAATCCTAATATATGGGATACTGGATTGGGACTTCCTTTTAATTCCCACTCTGCTTCTTATGGACAGATAACAAATAACGTTGGTAATTATTCAAATATCGTCGCAACTGTTCCTTGTAATAAAAATACTCTCAGTGAAAGTTGTAGTGTTGATGGAACAGGTACTTCTCAATTAAACTTTTTTCAACAAGTTGATTTTGATACACCTGCTTACCAAATCAAAGACCCTAACTTTCTCAACAACAGTCAGATCCATTTTAGACTTACCTACAACCAAGGAGGACCAGAATATACTTTACCACAGCCTCAAGACAATGCAAGTATAGTTCCTTACAACTTAGCAAAGAACACTATGGGTTCTACAACAAATTCAATTATTCCATACAATTCTATTTACAACGGAACAACTTGGACTGCACCAGCAGTAGGAACTGTTCGTGCAGGTTTTACCTTTGCTCTTCAGCCAATCATTCGTTTTACACTTGTCTTTTACCCTCTCAATGGAATTGACCAGATTGACGATTAATTAAAAAAAATTAAAGAATATCTTTCACCTTTAAAAGGTAAAGACCAATGAAGTTCTTTAGAACCATCAAACGTATATAACTTATTATGAATATCAATTATTTGGTGATTCACAACAAGTTGCCCTTCGGTATAATTACCAATTCCAATAATACTTGATACACCTTTGTTCTTACTATCACAGTGAGGTTTAGAAATAGTATTGTGATTAATACAAATGGATGTGAATGGATGTGGGACATTTTGGTTTCCATACTCCTCAAGTTTATTCCAAAGATCAGGATGTTTCAAAGTAAATGAACTTATCATCTTACCACCTGTTTTCCAATTTCTAACAAGCCCCATACTTACACTGCGAATGCTATTACCGTATAATCTGTTATCATTACCACGATATCTAACGCCTGACATATTTGGTCTTTTTTGATTCAATGGTATATTTATGGATTCAAGGTATTCAAGTATCCATTCCATAATAACGAGTTTAATTTAAAAGAATAAAATATTTTTATTTAATAACTTTGAATATATTCAGAATAATTAAACAATGGAAGACCCTGATTCTGTTTTTGATTTTCCAGACTCAGAGATGTACTGCTATATGTGTGATGCATTGTTAGATTACCACGAACAGCTTGGTATTTGCTTTGTATGTGAAATGTCAATTGACGATAATTATACCACAGATGAAAATATTGATTAAAGGTAAATGAAAATGAAATTAGTTAGTGTCAAACAAACTCCCGCTTCAAGTAAAAAAAAGTTAATTGCGATCTTTGATGATGGAATGAAGATACAGTTTGGTTCAAAGGGTTCAATGACCTTTGCTGAAGGAGCTACCGAAAAAACAAAGAAAGCGTATCTCGCCCGTCATTCAAAAGATAATGAAAACTGGAACAGCCATAGTGCTGGTGCTTTATCACGATGGATTTTATGGAGTTCAAGGAGTATCGCAGATGGAATAAAAAATTATAATAAAAATGTTAGTTAACATTAAACAAGTCTTAATGAGCCTCTCAACAAGTTCTTGGACTCTTGATATAGAGACCGTACTGGATCAAATACGAAAGAATTGTTTAATCTTAACAGAATACCATCGTAAGAAGTATTTGCTTCTTAATGGATTTATAAAATGGTTTAGAATCCCCATAATTGTGGTATCTGCAATTAACAGTGTGTTTAGTGTTGGGTTAAATAAATTTATCAATCAGGATACAGTCAGCGTTATAAACTGTTTGATGAGTTTGATAGTTGGAGTGATTGGGAGTATAGAATTATATTTAGCTATACAAGATAAGTTAAACAAGGAACTTGCAAGTTCTAAAAACTATTACATCTTATCCATAGATATCTACAAGATACTTTCATTGGATCGGGCCAACCGTCATAGTGAGGCAACCGTATTCTTAGATGACCACTACAACGAGTACATCAAGTTAGTGAATGCAAGTAATATACGAGAGGAATACATCAATGATTATTTAATAGATATCAAAATGATAAATGTTGATATAGAAATCCAAACTGATATCCCGACACACGTTTTTTCAAATTATTAAAACTTTGTTTAATTTTGTGTTCCGATTATGTGCGCCGTCAAAATGTTCCGCAACGTTTATGGATTCCTGTGCTAATGTTCCGATGTTCCGCTCCGGACCCCAACTTTTCTTTTTTATTTCAATATCTCTTCTCTGAAGAG